CTTCCGATCTGCTGGAGCTCCCGGGCTTCCATGCGGCTGCGCTTCGTGCTCATGTCCTGGAGCGCGGTGATGGCCGACGCGGCGGTCACGCCGCCTGCCGTCTGGCCTCGGCTCTGATCGTTGGACCCGGCCTCGTTCTTGATGCTCTGCTGGAGCATCTGCGCAAAGTTCATGAGGTAGGACGGAAGCGGCTGGGTCTCCATCCACTTCACGGCCGCCTCAAGGTTGCCCTGAACCTCAATGGCCTCCTTAGTGAAGTCCCGCACGTCGTCAACGTCAACGAGCCCCTGCTGAATGAACAGCCGGGGGTTCCGCGCCCGCAGCGCGTTCTCCAGCAGGATCGCGTTGAGCTTGTCCGCGTACCGCTGCGTGTCCTTGAACAGATCGCAGATGCCGAGCCCCAGGGCGTTGCCCTTCTGGGGGTACAGCGTGCAGATGCGGAACGGGTAGCGCCCGTGCTCGTAGTAGCCGTTCGGGTACGTGCGTGCGCTGTCCTCAATGACCTGGTGCCCCGCCACGCGGACAAAGTGCACGTCCGTGCGCTTGGCCTCCGGGTCGTATTTCTTGACCCACATCTCGATCACCCGGTAAACCTTAGGGGTGTTCGGCGTGGTCGTGCTCTCGATCTCGTCCGTGCGCGTGGTCCCAAAGTCGTCACCCTCCATGAACGGGTAAACGTCGGGGTAGTGCTGCTTGAGCCAGTCCCAGGGCTTCACGTCAAGGACGAAGCAAGCGCGGCCGTCCTGGAGGTTCGGGGTGTCGGGATCGCACATGAAGTTCTTGTTCATGATGTACCGGATGAAGGAGCCGCCCAGGCCGTTGTTCGCCATCGGGTCGTGCCCCGCCTCGAGCACCGTCCATCCGTCTTGCAGGAAATCCTGCGTCGCCTTCGCGTACTCGCCCTCCCAGTCGCAGGCGTCAAGCTCCTGCTCGACGACCTTCGTGAGCACCTTGGCCGTCACGAGCGGCGCGTCTCCAGCCGCGTCGGGCAGGATCACCGCCTCGGGGGCCTCGTCGATCAGGTCGGCCTTGATGTTCTCAATACAGCTCGTAATCATGGGCGTGCTCATCCGGGGCCGCTTGTCGCCGCGAACGACTTCCGCATCGTTCTCGCCCCAGTAGGTGCCCTCGTAAATCTTGACGTTGTCGTCAAGGCGCTGCCATTCGTCCCGGTAGTAAACGTCCCGGTACTCCTCGAACAGCCCGTAGATGGCGTCGCAAAACTCCCGGTCCTCCTCGGACCCGGGCTTGTGCGGCTTGCCGAGCCCCGCATAGATTTTCTCCATGCCGCTCAGCGGGATCACTTTCTCGTTCTTTGTTTTCATGCTGCCTCCTGTCAGGCACTAAAAAAGCCGCCATCCGATTGTCTACGGGGTAGCGGCGTTAGTGGGTCGATCAGTATTCGGTGCTTGTCTATCTCGGCCTTTCGCTTGGCCGGGCTTGGTCGGGTCATGAGGCCATACCTAAAACTTTCTGCGGCGTGGTCTTCCTGGTTGTCGCCAACGTCCTCATGATCGTGCTTGTCGTAGCTCAAGAGCGGCAGGGTCCTGATGAGGTCGCGGCACGTGGAAAAGACTTGGACGTACGGCTTCCCGTCCGGGGCCAGCGCCAGGTTTTCCCGAACGCGCATCCAGCCGTTCAGACGGTCGTTGTCCGCTTTCATGACCGGGACCCCGTTCATGATAAAGGTCTCAGCGATGGTCTCGCCGCCCATAGCGTCGCGCACGCCGCGCTTCTGCCACATGTCCGGGGAGGCCGCCGTGTACGCGATGCTCTCCGTGTACTGGTTCCCATGCTCGTCAAAGCCGACGGACCGCTTCTTTATGAGCCTCGCCATCTCGGAGGCCGCCGTCTGGTTCTGGTAAATCTCCCGGTACACGTACAGGTGAGAATCCGGGGCCACCGCGTACCAGAGCACACAGCACGGGTCGTTGTACCCCCAGTCGATGGAACGGAACCGCCGCCAATCCCTGGGGATCGTGAACGGCGTACAAACGTGGATCGCCGGATCCCACTCGGTGAAGTATTGCCCCTCCACCGTGTCCCAGCGCCCGTCAAGGTACGCCTTGCGCAGATGCTCAGGCAGCGCCTCGAGTGTCTTGATGTAGCCAGGGTTGGTCTCCATGAGGACCGTGTTGTCCGTGACCTTCGCCTGGATGAACACATAATCGTCCGGGTTCTCTCCGTGCTCATACTGACGGTCGATGAACAGGCGCTTGATGTAGTCATGGCCCGGCCCGCCCGGGTTGCAGGTGTAGTAAATGCGCGGTGAGAAGTCCGTGCGCGTGCTCCGGCAGCTCGTGGCGATGTACGTCAGCATCCACTCGGTGAACGCCGTCGCCTCCTCGAAGCCGATCACGTCGTACTCCTGCCCCTGGTATTGGTACACGTCGTTGTCCGTGTCGCAGTAGCCAAGCTTGATCGTGGAGCCGTTCGGGAACGTGAACGTCTTCGTCTCCTTCAGGTATTTCGCAAAGCCGTTCAGCTCTTTGAGGAGCGGCTGGGTATGGTTGCCGTCCAGCTCAGCCAGTGTGCGCCGAAGCAGCAGGAGCTTGAGCCCCGCATACCTCAACGCCAGCAGAATGAACTTCCGGCGGAGAACCCAGCTCTTGCCGCCGCCCCGGGCACCGCCGTATGCGATGCGCGGAGCTACGGCCCGAAGAAATAGGTCCTGCTTCGGGTTTGGGGTGCCCTCAAGCACCAGTGCTTTCTTTGCCATATCATCAAATCATGTTCAGCCATTCAAGGCCGCGTATCATGCGCTGTTCCTTTCAGGGGTGGGGGTTATTCGTTCACGCGAACTGGGTATTCGTCTTCCGCATCTGCTTCAAAATCGTTGACTACTTCGTTCCCGAAAAACGAAACGGTGTACGCTTTACTCATGCCATTGTATCCGATATAGCTAAGATAAAAAATCTCTTCACCGCTATGCAAAAGAACAACCCCGTCGTTTGATGCGGATTTAATCTCCGCGTATGTCTTGTCCAGCGCGCCGTTCTCGTCCTCATGCACTACCAGCACCCCGCCGCCGGAGGAGCCGCCGCCACTCATGTTCGAGAACATCTCGGCGATGGCCTTGATTTCTTCCTCGTTCCGCCAGACGGGAGACTTGGGTATGAACTGAGGATCAATCCCCAGCTTCGCCGCAAGCGCCTCGTAGTATTCGTCTTCCCTCACAGGGTTCGGTGTGTTCGGTGTGATTTCTCCCATCGTCCTATCTCCTCTCTATAGTCATGTTTCACTGCCCGGCTGGTTTCCGTAAAAGGAGGCTCCAGATGTACGAGTTAAGAGCCTTCTGACGAGTGGCATCGTCCAGATTATTCCGCTGCGCCGCCGGGCTATTCTCGATGAAGCCGTCTATCGTCGGTTGGCCAACGCCCCGCGAGGCTTCGGGCACAAGCGCCCCGCGAGTGACTCGAGCCACCTTGTCATTCCCCCAGTTCTTACCGTGGCCGATTGGACGACCGTCGATGAGGTTCGGCTGATAGTTGTAGTAGTTGCCCGTGAGCGCCTGCTGAAGGGTGCCGCTCGTGTAAAGCCCGGTGCCGCCGCTGGGGGCGATCTGTGGAGGCTTGATGCGGTTCGCATACCACCCGATGTCGTATAGACCCTGGGCGTTCGGCTGGCTGTGGCTCACCCAGTCCTGGTCCCTGTCATCCCGTGCCTCCCAGGCCAGGTATTCGTCAAAGTCTTCGTCGTTGTTCCTGCTGCTGGCTTTTAGTGCCTTGCTCATGTCTTGCTCTACCTCCTGGCTTTAGTCAGGTGAAGCTCCCTGTTTTGTACTGGGTGTAGGGGAGTAGGTATTCTTACCCTATGCCCCCCCGCATGTAACTCCCCCGTCTTTTTTAGATCATCCAAAGCATGAATTTCAAAAAAAGACCCCCCGGGTCTATGTAATATATATATATAATACTAATACTCAACTATTCGTTAAAGAGCTATTTAACGAAGAGTTAAGCCTCTGTCAATGAATAAACACAGTATAAAGCAGCGTATAACGGTGTATACCCTGCATACTGGTCATACAGAATAGGCATCACTGTCACCCTGTATAATGACATTGACGGTTGTACTGTTCTCAGGAGTAGTCTCTCCCATAGCATTTAGTAATAGACCAGATATCCTACTATCTGCATCTCCCATGATAGAAGCCTGGATCAAAGATTGCTTGATATGCTCTCTTGCACGTAAAAGCGTGTGGATTATCTGTTTGTTACACTCATCACTCACAGCGGTATTATACCCTTCGTCCATGTAGTTATAGAGTGTTTTTCTATCCACATCAAGCCAAAGAGAAAGACCAGCCATAGAGGGATATTCTTGGCGAACTTTAATATCGCCATTCTTGAGTTCATAGATTGCTTTGGATTCCTCACAATGCTTGAAATAAGCATCAATTTTCTCTTGCAGTTCTTTCGGATCATTAAACAGAAACGGCTTGGTTGTCATGTCCTTGTGTCCTCCTCTCTGGAAAAAATGGGTAAAAGAAAAAGGCCCCTGCTTAAAAGGGCCTTATGTGTCATAGGCTTTGGCCTCTGCCTATGGCCATTATGACCTTACCACGTCAAGAACGGTCTGTCAATTTTTGCAGCAAAAACTATGAACAGACTGTAAACATTATCAAAGAATACATATTATAGGGCCGAAAGCAGCGCCGCAGGAAAATTTTTTTCGATCAATTTTTCCCTATCTTTTGGGCTTTTTCGCCCCTTCCCCGATCTGCTGCAAAACTTTTTTTCAAAAAGGGGTTGACAGTTGGCGGACAACCTGCTAAGATGCAGACAACGGTTGGCGGACAACCACCACGAACCGACCGACAACATCAACACAGGAGGACCACACAATGTATTTCACTCACTGCAACACCCTTGACGAACTGAAAGCCGAGTATCGCCGTCTTGCTATGAAGCATCACCCCGACATGGGCGGGGACACCGCCACCATGCAGGCGATCAATGCCGAGTATGAAGCCAAGTTCGATGAGCTCAAGCACCAGCACAACACCACCCACGACGAAGCCCACCAGACCAACGAGGCCCCCGCCGACTTCATCCGCATCATCGAGGCGCTGCTCCGACTGGACGGCATCGAGGTCGAGCTCTGCGGCTGCTGGCTGTGGATCGGCGGCGAGACCCGCAAGCACAAGGAAGCCCTGAAGGCTGC